TGTCAATAGCGATGTACGGCACAGATTCTGCATCCTTTTCTGCCATGGTATATGTGACACCAACTTCTGCAAGTACGACTTGAATCGAAGTATGGTTATACCAAGGAACATCACTCGAAACACCTTGAGCATTGTCATCGCCATATGTTAGCAACACCACGTTCTTGTTAAAGGAATCAACTTCCTTATCGGGATTACTTTTGTAATAACAATAACGCATGTAAATGCAATTGACCAATCCATTGATGATGACAGTTAGGGCTTGACCAGACGGATTCTTCCCAAAAAACTGAATGAGATCACCATTGAAATTAACCAAAGCAAATGCCAAATCCTGACCAATACCCCGGATGAGACGAGCATGTTCAGGAGAACAACCACAATCCAAATGAAACAACGCAATAACTTCAAAAGCCATAAGAATCAACGCAGGACGCATAGAAATATCATAATCCTTGAAATCACCGAAAATCATACGCTCTGTCCCAAATTTGGTCAAGAACGTGTACAACCACTCCCACTCAACGGACTGAGCTTCAGTGCCTGGCGCAGATTCGAAAACAAACTTGTTATTCTGCACAAGACGCACAAAAGAAAGAAGAACAATTCGCATCAAGATGGTCATATCCACAGGCGCAGTCATGAAGACACGAGTCTTAGCAATATCCGCCTTTGCAAACTTAATTGCCTCATCTTTCAATGACGCAGACCACACCGGACTAGTTGTTTTGTGAGCGAGATACTTCTCCATCCTCTCGACCACACGATCCACAATGATTTCATCAAATTCTACAGGATCTTGAAGATCTCCAACAGCCGGAACAAACGTTATGAAATGCATTTTCGACTTGTTCCATGGTGACCCAGCACTAGTGCGTCGATTGATAGAATCCACAAATCGAACACCAGCTTTGCCATTCACAGCAGTGAAGATATCATACATGTGCAAGTCTGCATTGCGACAATGAGAATTCCACCTCTTTCTCATGTTCTCTACACAACAGTCGATGATATCCTCATTCATGACACTGTCCCCCTTAGCTAACTCGGCAAGTGCACGATACCATGGTCGCCAACCTTGCAGCACAGGCTTAGTGTGCTTGAGCTCAAACCCTGCTGCAATCATCTGATCACACAAAAGAGTCCTCTCCACTCGCGAGGTCATCTTCCCACGATGACCCACCACTGATCCATACACAATAGCATCAGAGGGCTCAAGGAAATTCACTGGACTCTTGGGATGACAAGGCACCAAATCACCAAACTTGTGATCCGGAGCATCGAGCATTGGTGGCTCAGGCTCAAACATCTTTTCCTTATCAACCACAGACAAGAGAAATTCACGTGAAACAGCCGGGTACCGCACCAAAGGGCGCGATTGTGCTTGGCCCAGCTCATGCACACCAAGCAAGAACACACCACTTGGGACCAGTGTGAACATGACAGCCCCACAGTAGCCATCCACAGTTGGTTGCCTCGCTCTACCTCCCCAACCTAACATCTCCTGTTGTAAATGTTGGTTGAAATATGACATATGGGACATTGCATCCACTGTATCTGTGAAGATAGCTCCTGTATGATTACGCCCAACAAAATAGGCTTGACCACTCAGGGAAGTCATCTTCTCAGCATGAAACAATGGAATCAAAATCTTTCGAGGGGGGAGAGCAGAAATGTGCACAATTGCTAAATCCTTCTCAGGGAAACGCTGTACTCGTGATGATGGTATAACAGTATGAATATTCGAATTCACTGTAGTACCTATCAACTCAGAAATCACCATGATGTCTAATTGCGGCAAATCAGGTATAGAGTGATTGGTGGTAAGATAGTCTTGCCCACCAATACACAATGCACTAGCTGATCTACGATGCGTTCCACAATGAAACTTCAGACAAACAGTGTTCCGTGACAACAATTCAATCACCTTCTCATGCGACAAACCTTTCCAGGAAGCAGAGAGACGAGTAACATCAAATGATGAGGGTTGATATGCATCCTTCTTCCAAACAGATTCCCTTTCATTCGCGTCAGCAGGGGGGTAGCCCATGCTCATCACTCCACCTTGTTGCTTCAATTCTTTCTCCTCATTTGAGCGAGTGAACTGGTAACCTACATAGACAGCAGATATAGCAACAAAAATGCTAACAATCATAACACATTGGCGTGGCGTGTGCAAAGCACGAGTGACCTTCTCACCACACTGACGAACAATTCTGCGAGACAACAACACCGCATGTGAGGGTAAAACTGTATTCTGCACAAAATCAGACACCACAATATTCCGAACAAACGGAATCGGGGTACACCAAGACACAACATGATACAAACAATGCGCAAAAATAGACCACTTGTGCATCCAGATATATACAAAACCACACAAAGCAATGCATGACAATACAAACACTTGGACCAAAATAGCAAAAGCACAACTAGCAAAGTAAATTGAAAACAAAAACAAAGCAAACTTCCACCAATATGCATCACACACAGCACCAATACGAGCACAAAACGCTTGTTGAGTAAAAATTGGAGCGACTTCAGAAAAAGATTCACACTTACACATTGACCGGGGTAGGTAGCACACCTCACACAACGGCACTTGCATCATTGATGCTTCACTCTGATAGACAACTTCCTGGATTGCGTTATGTTGTTTGATAACAGTTCCCAACCAAGGAAGAAAATCTACAATTGTCACGTTCTCTAACGCTTTTCCGTTGAACTCAACCACCTGTAACTTCGACGAAACCTCACGGCCAGCAGAATAGATGGTTCCTTGAATATGGGGTACAACCATACGAACAGTTATCTCCCAAAAGTCAGGGTAATCACCAGGAGCAACAGACGGCAAAGCTGAGGAGTTCAAGAAAATCTCTTGCACACCCTCCTTCTCTTTGCGTCGATACTCTGGCTTCGGCTTAATCTCAATGTGAAATGGTAACCGACGATCAAAAGCCAATGGATACGAAAAATAGTGATTGGAACTTGACATTGGTGTGTTGGTCGTGGCCACAACAAGACTACCAAGAAAAGGTGCGCGACCTTTCATTTCAATGGCAGCTTGTTCAGGCATGTTGGGAATATTGTTCATCAGCTGAATGATATCTGCGATGGCGGCAGGAATTGCAGTCATCATGTTTGGATTTTCAAAACCCATATCATCAGCCAGATAGCTCCACTGATCAGAAGTGAAATTGTTATAATGTTTCTCCCCAGGACTACGTGTGTAACGACATCCAGGGGATACATTCTTATGACACAAAACACCATAAAAATAGTGAATTATGTTAACAAATGTCGACTTACCAACAGAAGAATGACCCTCAACGATCACACCAAATGGCGCTTTACGAGTACGCTGAGCAAGACTACGATCTACATAAGTAGATTGAGTACTCACTAACTGCTGAACAGTTTTCTGTAAGGTCAATTTCGCAGCTCTATCCAATTCGCAAGCATAGCGGATCATTTCTTTACCTTGATCTATCGCAAGCGACAAATCCTTGATAAAAGAGTGAACATCAATTCCAAAAGCAACAGGATTGGCAAGATGGGTGGCATCTTCCAACAAATCCATTGCCTTAGCATACCAGGTGTCATAGGTCTCACCTGAGTGAAACATAACATCAACACGGCCAGTTTTGGCAATCTGATATCCACGTTCACACACAAAAACAAGCATGTCAAGAATAGCATAGGTAAAATCAGTGGCAAAAACAGAGCGTGAACGATAATACTCTTTTGCAACCTTGAGACCTTTCTTACTGTCAAATCCTTCATCATCATAGGTGGTTAAACCCATGACGAACATGATAACAGCATTAGTCTTCTTCCACATTGCAGAGGATTTCATTCTCGGCCAGTAATCCAATAAATCACGTGCAGTCTTCAAATTATCCTCAATTTGGTCCTGCATCTCAAGTTCTCCTTCAAACTTCATGAAGAAGTTACAATCATCATACATCTTGAGATAC